TTCAATCTCACTTCTTCCTCCTTTCGTTGACTTGACTCTCTCAAGTTCTGCTTCTAAAGGATCTTGCTCGGTAGTTTCTGTTTCGAATGTTTCTTCTACCTTGATTGTTTCTTCTTTGGTTTCTTCGGTTGTCTCTTTTTCAACTTCAGAGGTTGAAGTTTCTTCTACGATATCCTCTTTTTTAATGTCTTGCATGTGTATATCTCTATTATGGTTAGAGTTACCGTTCATCCTTCTTAATGGCGAAGGTTGCCAATCCTTAATTATACTTTGTCTTTTAAGTGTGTCAAGCTTTAAATTGAATCCCCATACTTTCAATCAATTTATCTTCTTCATTTAAGCACCATAAAGCTGCTTTACTAAACAATAATTCATCAATAGTTGTAGATGTTCTGATTCCCATGTTAAGAGCAATAAACTTTACTTGCTCGTGGAATATCTTTCTTGCAGGGTTTTCTTGAAGAACTATAGCACTATCACGAATGGTAATTATCTGCTCAGTTTCTAATGTCTTTCCATTTATTATTATCTTGCCCTGTGCTGTTGCAGTCATCACTTCAGTAAAAGGGAATGCTGGAATCTTTGCTACTAAGGAAGTAATAAGAGCTACTCTATCATCTTTAGAAAGAGTAGTTTTCTTTAATTCCTTAATAACCTTTTCAACAACAGGGCTTATCATGCCTACAATGCTACGTCTTCGGTTGTTGGCTTAAGAGATTCCTGTAAAACTTCTTCTACTTTCTCTTCTACTACTTCTTCTTTAGTAGGTTCTTCTTGTGGGGCTTCGTTAATTAAAGAACCACCATAAGAAACATAGAGTGCTTTTACTCTTGAGTATTTCTGCTCTTCTGCTAGTTCTTCTTTACCAACTTCCATAATAGCACGCTGAAGTTTTCTTCCGTTTTGTGCAAAAGAGTATTGCTTCATTGTTTTATGTTATATCTAATGTACTTATTTCTTATTCATCTTTTTTAATGTGATAGCAAGTCTAGCCCTACTTCCCATCTTTCCACCTTTCTTTGCCGCAGCCTTTAACTCCCCTACTGGGATATCTTTACCTTTCTTGACACCAAGAGACTTTCGTAAAGCCCCTGGTTTTTTTATAGCTTTTTGAATCCAATTCTTATCTGCCATACTACTTCTTCTTAGCTTTCTTAGCTGCAGCCATTCCTGCTTTTGTGTAAGGAAACTTCTTTACTTTTCCTTTTACTATTACTTTAGGCATCTTATTTCTTCTTACTGTTCGTTGAGTTAAACTGTGATGGCTTTCCACCAGTTGCTATATAGGTGTGCAACTTCATTCCCTTCTTTGCTTTCTTTGCTGGCTTTTGCTTTGTTATCATTTTACTTTATTTACTTTCTCTTTTTACTACTTAATTTCTTCTTCTTTTTTGCTACTCGTTCAGGGAGCTTCTTTCCCCTGCTTGCGATATCCCACTCTTCAACTCCTCTTAGTCCTAATGCTTTCATTCCTTCAGGGGAGTTGACCCAATCTAATTGTGCTTTTGATTTTGCTGGCATATTTATTTATTTTATTTATTTTATTGTATATTTGGTAATGGTTGAGGAGTCGACCCGATTTGTCCTTCTTGACCCATAACATTATTCAACATATCATTGTTCACTTGCTCTGGTGTCTTCTTAAACTCATCAGGATTACCATCAGAGTATTCCTCTAAAACAAACTTATCTATCACTGCCTCTTGATTAACAAAGGGAGCAACACGAGGGTCTGTTAAGAGATTAAATGCTCTCTCTTTTCTTAACTGGTCAGTACCCATAGACCTGCTAATAATCATGTCAGGATCAATATAAAGGGAGAATTTAGTACGAGCAAACTTGTATGGGTTCACACGATACCACACTTGCTTTGCTTTTTCTCCTCCTGACTGTTCATACATATCCCACTCCAAGTCATTTGCTTTCTTTTTAGAAATATCTATACCCATTAAAGAAGTATCAAACTCAATCTTGTTTGTAATGTCTTTTCCTTTTTCCGTACCCTTTGCAAGAACAGTTCGATAGTTCATTTTTAGAGCTTCAGGAATAGTAGCATCTATCTCACCTACTGTAGTATGCAAAAGAATATCATCCATAACTAACTCTCCTACTTGGCGAACTAAGTCTGCTGTCATCACAGCGAATACTTGCATAATAACCTTAGCATTCTGTTCTGCCCTAAGAGAAGCTGTTGCTGTAACTCCTTTCTGTGCAATACCTGATTGAAGAACGTCTTGTGTACTTTCAGACAAGTCCTGTTGTTCTGACCTCATCATAGTCATAGCAGCAATAAGGTTGGGTCCGAGAGAATATGGTAATGCGTTAGCCCCAACAGGCATAGCGATAGTAGCTCCTGGAACCATAACAGTTTGGTCTATCTTTGTTACACCAGTTAAGAACATTGGCTTAATGACATCAAGGTATGTTCCATCATACGCTAATTGGTGCATTCTATTTAATCCTGCATCATCCCAGAACTCTTTGAAGGCAGCTGACTTAAAGTAAGTAAATCTTCCTGCGGGATCCATTGGCTCAAACCCTGACTTTGCAAAAGGATATACAGGAATTGTCTTCCACTCATCCCCAAGCAACGACATTCTTCTATGCTTAAAAGGATTAGAGTTATAGACATCATCATCGTTTCCCATGAACACACCCCCAACAAAAGTAACCTCCAAGTCCTCTGGGCGATAATACAATGTTAACTCTTGCACATAGTTTTGATCTGCCTCTGTCCATTCAACATCAAAAAGAGTTTGGTTCTCATTTCCCGCAAGCAATATCCTTGTCATTCCTGCTTGAACAAAATCAAATTGGTCTTTCCCATCAACAAAATACTTTCTTGCATAAATCTCTCTTGCTTCATCGTATGAGATTCTGCGAACACGAGAGATATTAGGTTGCTTCTGTATATCTTGCGTGTAGAAGTCAGCTAATAACAACTGGTCAATAGGAATAATGTTTATTCCAATGCCAGAGAGTAGCATATCTACAGCTTCTGTAACCTTGAACTTTCCATTACTCACCTTCTCTTTGATTCGTTGCATGGCTTCCACATATTCAACCTCTACAAGTACAGCAGGATTCACTAATGCTGAAGTAACCATGTAAAGAAACTTAATCTCATAGTCTGCTTTTTTCAAATAGTCTTCCACAAGGATACGCATGACCTTAGCTGTCATCTCATCCTCTTCATTGTTTTCATTGTAAGCCTGTGCATAAGGAAAAAGCATACCCGAAATCATGTGTGCGAGTATGCCTATAATCTTGTTGCGTGATGTATTCTTTCTTCCCTTCCACCTCCACTGCTTTGAGATTGGTTCAATAACAGCACCTACATATGCAGCGAATGTTTGCTGGTCTAGTCTTGCTCTTTGCAATAAAGATACTCCATCAAACTCATCGAAAGAACGATGTTGTAATCTCCATGCTATTGAGTAATCTTTTTGGACTCTAGCGAATAACTTTTTAACATCTTCAGATGGATTGTAAGAAGAGGGAGTAAGTTTTTTACCATTTCCATCTACTGGGTCTCCATCTGTTCCAGTAACTATATTTGCAATCATAATTTGTACCAATATTATACTACCTTAAATAACCATGTCAAACATCTGGGTAAGTTACAGTAACATTTGACTCCTCTTGATATTCATTTCTCATCTGCCAACCAATCACTCCCGCAGTAAGTAAGTCAAAGTGTCTAGTAATTAAACCAGTAGTGTTCTCTTGCAAGTCTGTATTGGTGTAAGCTTTCATTTCCTTTAAAAACTCGATATCATATATCTTAATCAAATCATCATTGTAATCTCTCTTAAACTCAAAGAACATAGTATTCTTTGTTTTTCCATTTGTTTCCCACCCACGCTTCTTTGTTGGAATCTCAACACCATTCTTCATTATTTTCTGAACATAGAGTTTAGGATATGCCAAGTTTACTGCTGTCGTTAGAACAACACCACCACACTTGTTGTTTACCTCTGGCCCCCATACACAGTTTCCAAACTCACTACCCAATCTTGCAAACTCATGTGTTGCAAGGTCAGGTGCTATATCATTATTTGCATAGTCAGCAACAAGTTCTCCTGTCTTAAAGTTCCATACAACAACTGTATTAGCATCTTTCCCAATACCTTCTGAGTGGTCAGAACCCATACCATAACGATGATTAGGAAGATACGAACTCCAATACTTTATTAAACCAGAAGTTCTATTTGGTTTAAAAGCATTCTTCATGTCTCCTTCAATCTTCTCAATGTTAAAGAACTTGTTTTCAGTA